AAACAGCGGCGGCAATCGGTCCTGTTTCGTCACGTAATTACAGCATTTATGCACTTTGTATGGGTTATAACGTTATAAGCTCAGGCAAAGGAACAGGAACGTATTTCAATGTTATAGACAGAGAAGCACTGATTTTAAGAAAAAGTAATCTACCGTAATTGGAGGTGTAGTGGTGAAAAAAAGCGAAGAAGAAAAGAAAAAAGGAAAAGCAATCTATCAGGCAATGACTGCGGCGAATAACCGAATGACCGACGGAAAAAAAGTTTCGAGAAACAAGAAAAAGAAATAAACCTTTTTCATTTTCATATCTTAATCCTTTAATCAGCTTAAGTGGCGGAATAGGTAGACGCAAGGGTAGCGGTAACTGATAGTTATTAGACCGTGTATACAAAAACAAGAAATCTATCATGCAAGGTGCAAATCCTTGCCTTAAGCAGTAACTAAATAATCAACAAATAAGGCATAAAGTGATGGCTAACGAGCAAAACCTTAAAGCACCGTTCACAAGCGAGCAAAGCCGTGAGGAAGCCGCGAAGAATGGGCGCAAAGGTGGCATAGCGTCAGGCGTCGCAAGAAGAAGGGCAAAAACAACAAGGGAGTTAGCGTCTTTGATTGCGAACAGCCCGATACAAAATGCCAAACTGAAAAAGAAAATACAGGACAATTTCGGACTTGCAGACGAGGACCTGACAGGAAACATGGCTGTCATTGCGGGCATCTATAACGAGGCTATCAAGGGCAGTGTTAAGGCGGCGGATAAGTGGGACGAATGGACAGAGGTAAAAGAGAGCGACAACAGGAAGTTCTTAATACCCGCCGAATTGCTGGGCAAAGATTACGTCGATATCAACCGCGAGATAGAACCGAACAAGACCTACATATTCAAAGGCGGGCGTGGTTCCTTAAAGAGTTCTTATATCAGCTTAAAGATTGTCGAGCTGTTAAAGAATAACCCAAATATGCACGTGTGCGTTTGTCGTAAGATTGGAAACACTTTGAAAGATTCCGTTTATGCACAGATTAAGTGGGCGATAAGGGAGTTAAAGTGTGAGGACGAATTTACTTTTATCAAGAACCCGATAGAAATAACGTACAAGAAAACAGGGCAGAAGATATATTTCAGAGGCGCGGACGACCCGTTAAAGCTGAAGTCTATTAAGCCTGAATTCGGTTATATCGGTATTCTTTGGATAGAGGAATTAGACCAAATCAACGGCGAAGAAGAAGAACGTTCAATCAATCAGTCTGTAATTCGAGGCGGAAACGAATCGTATGTATTTGAATCATACAACCCGCCTAAGACGTTAGACGCGTGGGTAAACAGAAAAGAGATTGAAGTAAACCCGCGCCGCGTTGTACATCATTCGACGTATTTAGACGCGCCTAAGGACTGGTTAGGGCAGAAGTTTATCGACGACGCCGAACACTTAAAAGAGGTCAATCAGACGGCATACGAGCATGAATACTTAGGGGTCCCGAACGGTACGGGCGGAGCCGTCTTTGAAAACCTTGAGATAAGGGAAATCACAGACGCGGAAATAAACACGTTCGAGTACATCTTTGGAGGCGTTGACTGGGGCTGGTACCCTGACCCGTTTTGTTTTGAGCGCGTCGCGTATGTATCAAGTCAAGAAACACTTTATATCTTTGGTGAGATATCAGGCAATAAAATGCCAAACGCTGACACGGCGGCGGCTATTAAGAAGGCGGGCTGGGACGATTATAGAATCACGTGTGACAGCGCGGAGCCAAAGAGCGTAAACGATTACAGAGACTTAGGACTGCCAGCGGTTCCAGCGGAAAAGGGCGCGGGCAGTATAGATTATAGTTTTAAATGGTTATGCGTTCGCAAGATAGTAATAGACCCGCAGAGAGCGCCGCGGGCGGCGGAGGAATTCGCAAACTATGAATACGAGCGCGACAAGGAAGGCAACGTTGTAAGGGGTTATCCCGACAAGAACAATCACGCAATAGACGCGGTAAGGTATGCCACAGAGTCATACTGGAAACGTCGAGGAAATCAGGCATAAATGAGCGTATTAGGCAAGGTGAAAAATTGGTTTATGAATATGTTATGGGCGTATAAGGCAGAACAGGAATTCGACGTTAAGATTGCCAGCAATGACAAGACCGTTAATTTTATCAAAGAGTGCGTGGACGCGTACGAAGGACACCCGTATTGGGCGGAAGGCGATATCCGAACAATCAACGTCGCAGAGACGGTATGCTCCGAAGTGGCAAGGCTTGCAACACTAAACGCGAGTGTAAGCATCACTGGCAGTGCGAGGGCGGACTACTTACAGGCACAGATAGACAGGCTTAGGACCAAACTGAGGCACTGGGTCGAGTACGGTTGCGCGAACGGGGAGGTCGTCATCAAGCCGAACGGCTACACAGTTGACGTCGTGTTCCCGTCTCAGTACATCATTACGGAGGAAGTAGGGACCGACATTATAGGAATCATTTTTCAGGATTCCTATTACAATCCGCGTAACGAGTATTGGTATACAAGATTAGAATATCATCGCATCGACGGAGAGAAATATTACATTTCTAACCGTTGTTTCAGAGGCGAATCAGAAAACGACCTTGCGAAGCGGGTAGATATTAAAGAGACGCTATGGAAAGACTTACAAGAGGACACGGTAGCGACGAACGTCGAGCGTATGTTATTCGGTATGTTCAGACTGCCGAACGCGAACAATCTAAACCCGAACAGTAATAGAACACTACCATTATTTGCAAACGCTATGGAGGAATTAAGCGACGCTGACATTGCTTATTCGAGAATGTCAAAAGAAATTTACGACTCCAAGCGTACGGTATTACTTGACAGCGATAGATTGATGGTAGGCGGCTCCAAGATTGGAAACGCACAGAAACAAGTTATTGTTGAAAACGCGGGCTTGCCTGACTTTGTAAAGATGGTAGACGGTACAGGCTCAGGCGATATCTACCACGAGATAAACCCGACATTAAATACAGCAATGCGTGTTCAGGGCTTAAATACGATACTTTCACAGATTGGTTATAAGTGCGGTTTTAGCAACGGCTATTTCGTATTTAACGAAAAGACGGGCATGGTAACAGCGACTCAGGTTGAAAGTGACGATAGAAGAACGTTACAGCTAATCGCGGACGTGCGCGAGCAGTTACGTGCTTGCCTTGAAGGGCTTATTTACGCGCTTGACCGATTTGCGGACGCTTACGATTTAGCGCCACGCGGAACGTACGAAGTGACGTTTGATTTTATGGATATTACCGAAAACCACGAGGAAGATAAGCTCAGATGGTTTTCTTACGTGCAGAGCGGTTATGTTCCGTTTTGGTATTACCTTGTGAATTACGAAGGATTTACAGAGGAAGAAGCGAAGCAGATAGACGAATACAGACGGGAGGCACAGGCGCAACAGGCGCAAGATATGGCTTTATTCGCGCCGCAGTAATATGTTAGACCCTTTATACATTGCAAACATAGCGGACGAAGCGGAGGAAGTTTCCGCGCGTTTACATGACGAGATTATAAACGACATGGTAAAACGTATGACCGCGCGACTGGGGCGAGGCGAAGAAGCCTATTTGACAGCCACAGATAAGCAACAGATAAAGATTTTACAAGAAGCTGGGTATTTGCTTAACGACATAAAAAAAGACGTTACAAGGGCAATTAAGGCGCAACGCAAGGAAATCAAAAAAGCGTACGAGGACGCGGGCTTAAAACAGACCGCATACGATAGACGCATCTATCAGCAAGTAGGAATCACGACAGACCTGACACAAAGCCCGACGTACTTAAGGATTTTACAGGCGGCATACGAGCGCAGTATGCGAGGGTTCGAGAATTTCACGGGGACCACATTGACCCGCGAGGTTTACACGCAGTTTATCAACTCATGCAACGACGCGTATATGCAAGTAACGACAGGCGCGAAGGGCTGGACACAAGCATACATGGACGCCGTGGACAAGTTAGCCAGCAACGGCGTCGAAGTGATATACCCATCAGGGCATAGAGACACCATAGAGACAGCCACAGCAAGGGCAATCCGTACGGGAGTGGCACAGGCTTGCAGTAAGGTAACAGCAACGCGAGCCGCCGAAAACGGAGTACATCTATTCCTGACAAGCGCGCATCAGGGCGCACGACCTACACACGAGCCGTGGCAAGGTAAAATCTTTTGGGTCGATTGGAATGAGTTAGCAAGGCGAATCAATATAACCGAAAATGTAAATTATTCAGAGGCGACAGACGAAGAAAAAGCAAAATATAAAGAGTTTTGTCGCTCAACGGATATCGGGACGGTAACTGGATTAGAAGGCGCGAATTGCCGCCACAGTTACGGTCCTTTTTTTGAAGGCATGAAAAACCCTTACGAGGGCATGAAGTTTAACAAAGACCAATATGCAATAGACCAAAGGCAAAGGCTATTAGAGCGGCGAATCAGAAAAACAAAGCGCGCTATTGCGGCGTATGACACAGCTTTGAAGAATACGCAAAACGAAAAGGCAATAGACCGCATAACGATATCACGCAAAGCGAAGCTGAACACTTTAACAAGGCAAGTAAGCGAGTATTACGACTATTGCGACAAGTTTAAATTGAAACCGCAAGAATCACGGTTGCATATCGGATAGACCCTAACAGTGGTTCAACTGTTGACATAAAAATCCTTTTATTGCGGACGGCGCAATTAAAACAAAACGTGGAAGGGAGAAACTATGAAAAACATTAACGAGATTTTAGCAGAGCTGGAGATTGAAGTGCCTGAGGAAAAGGCGGAAAACCTGAGGAAAGCAGTAAGCGAAAACTACAAGACGGTAGCTGAATTTGACAAGCGTGTATCACGGTTAGAAACGGAGCGCGACGGGTTCAAAGAGCAGTTATCCACAGCAACAGAATCGCTTAAAGGCTTTGAAGGTTTAGACGTTGACGGCTTAAAAGACCAGCTTGCAGAAGCTCAGAGAAAAGCCAAAGAAGCGGAGGACAATTACAACGCGCGTATTGCACAACGCGACTTTGACGAAGCACTTAAAGCGGAAATGGGCGCTTACAAGTTTACATCTAAGGCGGCAGAAAAAGCCGTGATGGAACAAGTAAAAGGCGCGGGCTTACAGTGCGTAAACGGCAAAATTATGGGGCTTGCGGACTTTGTGGAGACAATCAAGGCAACGGACGCGGACGCGTTCGCAGTTGAGGACGAAACACCAAAGGCAAGGTTCACAGCACCGATGGGACATGACAGCGGAAAGCGCTATAAAAGCCGTGAAGAAATTATGAAAATCAAAGACACCAAAGAACGGCAGAAGGCTATTGAAGCGAACATGGACCTTTTTATTTAAGACTTAAAAAGGAGATTTTAAAACATGGCACCGAAAGCTAATACTACTATGGTTGCAAACATTACAGCAACACCAAGAGAGATTGACTTTGTTTCCCGTTTTCAGGACAGATGGGACGGCTTACGTGAAATGCTGGGTATTTCTAATCCAGTAAGAAAAGAAGCTGGTTCTAACGTTTATGTTAAAAAGGCGGCTGTTACATTACAGAGCGGCGCAGTAGCAGAGGGCGACGAGATTCCGTACAGCCTTGCGTCTGTTACAGAGACACCACTGGGAACAATCGCAATCGACAAATATGCAAAGGCTGTTTCCATTGAGGCTATCAACGCATACGGCTATGATACCGCAATCGAAAAGACCGACGACGAATTCCTTGCTGAGTTACAGGACATCGTACTTGGCAAGTTCTACACATTCGCCAATACTGGAACACTGACACCAGCGGGTATCACACCGTCTGATTTCCAGTCCGCTGTTGCTTATGCAAAGGGCGCAGTAGAAAACAAATTCCGTTCTATGCACAAAGGCATTGACGGCGTTGTTGGTTTCGTAAACTATATGGACTTCTACGGCTACTTAGGAAGCGCACAGATTACCGTACAGAATCAGTTTGGTATGGACTATGTTGAGAATTTCATGGGCTATCGTGCAATCTTCCTTTGCTCAGACAATCAGGTTGCAAGCGGAACCGTACTTGCAACGGCTGTTAATAACCTGATTATGTATTACATCGACCCGTCTGACAGTGCGTTCGCACGTGCTGGGCTTGAGTATGTAACGGCTGGCGGAGAAACAAATCTTATCGGTTTCCATACTCAGGGCAAATATTCTCACGCAGTTTCCGAATCCTTTGCAATCATG